CTGCACGTAGTACTCGCCCACAACAACGTAAGGCTGATCAGGGATCGAGCCAAAACCCAAGTTTTTATCAGGGTCGATCGTGACGACCACTGGCCTTGCATACGTTGTCCGCATGTTCCCGTACATGTACAGGTTGCGGAACGTCGTGTAGTCCATGTAGTTTGACAGCTGCTCGTCTTTGTAGTCTTGGCCTACAGACGAGATCCGCCAACTGTCACGTTTCCAGTTTCCGAAAGTGGTCCCCACACCGGCTTCGGTGGGGGTGTAGATTTGCTGTTGCGTGACCGTGTTGAACTGCACTGGCTGGCGCATCCACTGCCAATCTTCTTTGGCCGTCTGCACATCAACCCACGCGCTGTTAATCCACGCAGCGATCCGCGCGGACTCGCCTGTAAGGCCAGTGACGGTGACCAGAGGGGTGCCGGCGCCTGAGACGCCGCACTCCACCCTTGCGCGATTAATCAGCTGTAGGAAATTCACGTAGCTTCAGCCAATACGTTGGTGAGCCATGCGCGACCCCGGGGGTTTGCGTCTTCCATGAGCTCGAATGGGTAAGCCAAACCGTGACGCGCGACCATGTCGATCTGGTCAGGAGCCGCGGGATTGCGGGTGACTTGGCTGTACTTGGTCTCTTTCATGTGTGCCAAGATCTCAACGTACTTGCGGCGGACCGTAGTGGGCACGCCACGCATGATCGGCTGGTTGGTTCCGTTGCAGTTGAGGATCACGTGAGGAGCTTGGTTTTCATCGGTGCTGGAGTGAACCATCACGGTGACCATCTCGTTCATGAACATCTCGCTGGAAGCCAGTTCGCGCAGGTCGGGGACTCGCGAAACGGGATCAATCATCGGTGCGTCATCGTGGATCTCGATGCCAGCGATTACTTCTTTTTTTGCCATTCTCATTCTCCGTTGGGGTTAAAAAACTCTCTTGCCAAAAAGCAGACCACCCGAAGGTGGCCTGCGTAAAAACCTCTTCAAGGAGGATGGCAAATTACTGGGCCGAGCCGGGCATGTCCATGCAGTCGCTGAAGGTGTCAGTAACACCAGCAGCACCAAGGTCAGTCGAGCCGGGGGTAAACGTAGCAGACGAGCTGGTAACTACTTTGATCAAACCGACCAAAGTTGTACCGGCTGTGACCTGACCGGGCACTGGGCATGGATCGCCAGCGGCAACGATAGGACCTTGTGTGGTCGACACGGCGCCAGCGGCTGTGATCCACACGGCAAACAAGCAGGCTTGCGAGTTGCCCAAGGCGGTGCCGGCCGTGAAAGGCAGGTTGTCGGTAGCAGCTTTAGACTTGAAAATACCGTTGCTTGTGAAAGTCAAGGTGTTCGCAGTCTTGAAGGTGTTGGCGTCGGTGCCTTCAGCCAAGCCGGCAGCGGTCAGCGAGAGATAGCCACTATTGGCTTGTTCGATGTTGTAAGACATGATGAATTTCCTTTGTGAAGATTAGGAGACAGTTGCTGAGAACGGAGTTGCTTCCGTGCCAGTCGCAGCGGTGAACACGCGCACGGCGAAGGTGCCGGCAATTGCATCGATGATCTCGATGTGATCGCCAGCAAGGCCGCCCAGTGTTGTGCCGTTGAGGGTGATGGTGTCGCTCGTGGAAGTCGTGGCATAACCCAAGACCGCCGCCGCGCTATCGCTGATAACAAACGCTCGGCCAGACATCACGTCAGTAGCATTGTTCACCTTGATGGTGGTGCTGTTTGATGTGATGGTGGTGCCAATGACGAATCGGTAGACAGAACCAGTGCCGGTCGCATTTGGCAGGGTGACTGCACATCCTGCTGCGGCATTGATAACCATCGTGCGACCGCCGTTGACTTCGCGGGTGCAAGTCAAAGCGCCAGTGACTTCGACTGTCGGGGTGGCCTCCACCGCGCCGACCACGTCACCTGTTAGCACTCCGTTGTTCAGAAGGCTGTAATAAGCTGCATTGCTCATGGTGTGTTCCTTTAGTTAGGACGGGGCCGGGGTAACCCAGCCCCTAGTCATTACAGGGCGGTCACACCGGCTTCGATACGGGCCATGAAGGCGTCGTTCAGACGCACAGTCGCGAACCATGTAGAAGCACCCACGTAGCCGAATTGGCCCAGCGGGTTGGCGTGGTTGGTCTGTGATGCTTTGAGGACCACAGGCTTAATTGCAGACATGCCCTTCAGAGCGACTTGGCCCCAAGCGTCTTCACCAATGATGATGAATGGGTACACGTCGACGTTGGCAGCGCCAACCGACAGCATGCCGCTCGAGCCAACCGAAGCGCCGGCAGCCAAGAACGATTTCAACAGGGGTGAGCTGATGAATCGGAAGTCTTCGCATGCACCGACTTCGCGGTCATGGATCGGCTTGAACGAACCGTACTCTTCAACCCGGGTGAAGCCGGGCAGATTACGGATGTCGCTGACAGCGTCAGTGTGGCAGAACACCACGTATGCCGGCTGCACAGCCCGGGTACCGAAGTTGACACCGGGAGCCAGACGACTGGTTACACGACGCGAACGGTTGGACTCGAGGGTACGAGCCGCTTTACGAATTGCGTTCAGGCTGATGGCCGTGTTCACAGCGGAGCGGCTGGAGCCGTTCGCGTAGATCACAGTGGAGCCAGCCTTCAGCACCCCGTAACGAACCATCTCCATCACCTCGGCCAGAGTCTCGCCCGTGAGCTTGACCATTTCGCCGGGGATGTCGTCTTCGTACAGCTGCTCGACCTTGCTGGAGTACTTGAACAGCACGCCATATTGTTGCAACTGAACAGACACGTCTTGGAACGAGATCGTGTTCGCGTTGGGAGTCACACCCTCAGCCAACACGAAGTTGGAAGCGGTGATGTCCGGTGTGCCGACGTAGCGGCTGGTGTTTTCAATCGTGGTACCCGCGGTCGATGCGCCAAAGGGCAGAGTACGACGAAACACCAAGGTGTCTGTCGAGTTCTGTGGCATCTCGCGTTGAGTACCGAAATCGCCCAGTACGGTGATGGGCTGGGCATGCTCAAGCATGCCCTGTGCAGCGCGGATAAGGTTTCGCGATGCTACGGTGCCGTAATTTTGGATAGACATGGTCTAGTTTCTTTCTTTGAAAATTGAGTTAATAGCCGCGTTCTTTGAGCTCTCGCTCACGTTTCTTGGCTTCGTAATTCCACAGTTCAGTTGGTGACATGTCGCCAAGTGTTTTAGGCGGTGGTGTCTGGCCAGTTCGAGTTGTCGCGGCTGCAGCGAGACGTGCTCCGCGCTCTTGCCTGATTTCCGTAGCCGAAACCGATTTGGATGCGTTGAACAAGTCAAGCATCTTGATCGCGTCTCTGGCTGCCGAGCTGTCAGCGAGTGCTCGGGTATCAGGCGACTGCACGGTGAACCATTGCGCGAATTCAGTCGTGTTGACCGTATCGCGCCAGTTCTCGTACTTACCTTCTATCCGGGCCTCTTCCATGAGGCGCCCCATCTCAGCGCGGGTTTGTGCGACCTGCTGTTGAACGTAGCCTGTCACCTGTTCAGGTGTCAAACCTTGTTGCTGGCCACCCACCTTCGATGCGACGTATTCCTCCATCGCTCCTGCCCACTCGGGAAAATCCTGTTTGAGCTGGTCCCACTTTTCCGGGTTCTTGGCTGCGCTAACGATGGCTGTCTGCGAAGGCGCTTCTTGCGTTGCCGCTTGACGTGCCTGCTGAGCCTCTCGTTGCATCGCTGCCACGCGACCCTCGGTCGTTTTGACATGGTGCAGCAGTTGAGCATTTGCCTGTGCTAATTCATCGATCTGAGCCAATTTGGCACGGACCGTTGGGGATAGCCCAGCCAGCGGATCTTCCGGCTGTTCCAGTTGTTGTGGTTCAAGGTCTTGCGGCGTTTCCGGCGCATCGGCTAAAAGCTCTGTTGCGGACGAGCTATCGTCGACATCGAGCTTGGACGCCTCTTGGTCCCATAACTTCTGTGCTTCTTCCGAAGACAGTTGGTTTTCTTCCACTTTTTGCTCTCCAAATAAAGACCGTCTTTCAACGGCCCACTAAAAAGGCCAAGCGGGATTTACTCCGGCTCAACCACCACACCCCGAGTTGCCGCATTGGGCAAGTCGAGAAATCTTTTTAGCATGCGTATCTCACCACGCAACGCAGCTGTCTCTGTGTCGGAGAGGGCGACAGCGTCGTTCTTGGTTCTGGCCTGCTCAAGCTGGGCCTCTGCCCACTTGCGCAACTGGTGCCATGTGCTTGATGAGTAATCGGTCATAAAAAAAGCCAGCTTCAGGGGCCGGCTTCGGTAAATTTTGGGCGCACTTCGCCCAAAGAAATTCTATAACAAACTGTGGGTATTACGCAACAACTAAATTTCATGGGCTTTTTTTGTTACAGCTTCACCGTCTGGTCACTGCCAGCCCCTGTGCTGAGATTGAACGTCGATGCCGCCGTCGCCGCGCCGGGAGTGTACGTTTGCCAGTCAGTGCTAGGCGGTGCAAAGCCGGCCGGAGCCGTGTACCGCTGGCCAGTCTTGGGGTTGTAGTAGTTTTGTGTGGCTCCCGTTTTGGCCTTTGCCGCGTCATATCTAAAACCGTAGGGGTTGTAAGGCGCAATGCTGGGGCCGC